CTTGATATGCCGGAATGCGTAAGCAACCGGGTGTCCGTTTCCATGTCGGAATCCGAACAGGGGCTTTATGACAGGATGGCAGATGAAATGATCCTCGAATACGGGGAAGGACAGGACATCGATGCGGTAAATGCAGCAGCCTTAAGCAACAAGCTCCAGCAGATGGCAAACGGTACAGTCTATGATGAATCCGGCAATGTCCGTAATATCCACGACAGAAAACTGGATGCTCTGGAAGACCTGATCGAATCGGCAAACGGGAAACCGCTTCTGGTTGCATACTGGTTCAAGCATGACAGGGAGCGGATATTAAAACGGTTTCCGGCAAGGGATATCAATACAAAGAAGGATATCGAGGACTGGAATGAAGGGAAAATCCCGGTGGCACTGATCCATCCGGCATCGGCAGGACACGGACTGAATCTTCAGGAAGGCGGTTCAACCATCGTGTGGTTCTCGCTTACATGGTCCCTTGAACTGTATCAGCAGTTAAATGCCAGACTTTACAGACAGGGGCAGAAACACACGGTCATCATAGAGCATCTGGTGACAGAGGGAACGGTCGATGAAGATATCCTCCGGGCAATTGAAAAAAAGGATACTACACAGAATGCAATGATAGAAGCAGTAAAGGCAAGGATTGGAGGTATGACGGATGACGGCAGAAGTAATGATGAAGGAATATAAGAACATGAAAAAGGAACTGACCGTGACTGAGTTCCAACTCCGTCAGTTTCAGGGAGTGAGCGAACAGGACATGATCGATTCAATGCTTTATTCCCATCAGGAAGTGGAAAGGGTGCAGACGAGCACTCTTTCCGATAAAACGGCAAACATAGCGATCAAGTATAAGGCAGCAATGGAACGGGAAAATGACGAGTGGTACGATTTCCTTTTCCACAGATATATGTTCCTGAAAGAAGAACTGGATTTTTTCGAGCATGCAGTGAACGGACTGGATGAAAGACATAGAAGCATTATCACGGATCTTCTGGATGAGGATATGACATGGGATATCATGATGGAAAGATATCATGTGAGCCATACGATGATCGGTAAATACAGAAAAGCAGCATTGAAGGAACTGGATAAACAGTATGAACTGAGGGACAGACAGGTGGAAGCTTTTGTCCTCGGATAGGAGGTTTTTATGTGTAAGCGTGGAGATATTTATTATGTGGACTTCGGAGAGAAGGCAGGAAGCGAACAGGGCGGTGTCCGTCCAGCACTGGTGGTAAGTAATAATAAGGCAAATAAGCATTCACCTGTGGTTACGGTCATTCCGCTGTCGGCAAGGGTGTGGAAAAAGAAGTATCTTCCGACCCATGTGCAGATTCCGCTGAAGAAAAGCAGCGGTCTGAATAAACCGAGCATGGCACTGGCGGAACAGGTGGAAACCCTTGATAAAACAAGGCTCGGAGAAAGAATCGGGGAAGTGCTGGATGACATGGTCATGGAGCAGATCACCGTGGCACTCCAGATACAGATAGGTGCATATGCAGAGTACAATTAAGGCAGTCAGACGGCTGTCTTTTTTGTTCGCACTATGATAGAATTGATTTTGACGGGGGTGCATGATGAAGATAAAAATAGATTTTTTTAACGAAAATATTATAGATGCAATCGGTGCTGGAATATATCAGGTATCGATAATGAATAATGGAAAAGAAGAAGTTTTATATATTGGAGAATCCGTGTTTGTGTTTGTGCGCTGCGGGGCGCATTTATTTGAACTTAAGAAGACTCCAGAATATTTCGGTTTTAATGATGAAACTATAAATAATGAGAATATTATCTTGAAATTTGAACTGCTGGAAGCTATTAGTAATATGGCGGATAGAAAACATAGGGAAAAAGAATTGATACAGAAAAAGAAGCCTATTTTACAAAGCGGAATCAGTGACAGAATGAAAGCAGTAGAAGAAAAAGTACAGGCACTTACGGCTTTTCTGGAAGGAGAATGATAAATGGCAGAGAAAAGAACAACAAATACTAATGTGACAAGATATGATAAAGCACATAAAAAATTTATGGATAAGCTGAATGTTTTAAAGGATAATGTAAATCATGGTTATGATTCTTTGAAAGTAGTACATAAACAGACGGTAGATTCATCTGTCAGTTTTAAGGAGACTGTAGATAAAGGCCAGGAACAAGAAAGAAAAGATCTTTATGATATTATAAAGACCTCGGAAGATGAGAAAAAAATCCAATGGGCGAAAGAGCGTATTCAGGAACTTGATCGTATCAAGGAAAAAGAAATAGACGGACATAACGAATTTTTGAAAGAAGAAGGAGATACGACAAAAAGAAATATCGTAGGTGGTATGATGCTGATTGCTGTTTCTGCAAAACTTATTTCCAGTAAACAAGTAAGGCAGATGGGTGGGAAAGCTATCAGTTCTGTTGGTAAGAGTCTGCTTCGCTTAAAGAAATAAAAAGGTGGTGTACTAGAGGTTTACTAAAGGTGCACTAATGGTTTACTGACTTTTTAATTTACATCTGCTATGATTAAGATGGCAAAAAAGAAAGGGAGCGGAAACGCTCCTTTTTATGTTGCCGTAAGGCGGTGCCTTTCCAATCCTTTCACACCGCCCGTGTACATAGAAGGGAGGAATGGCAGATGCCGATGAAACCCAAGAAGCCGTGCAGACACCCCGGATGTCCGAAGCTGACAGACGGACTGTACTGCGAGGAGCATGAAGCACTGCACCGTGGTGACAGGGCGAGTAGCAGCAAGCGTGGTTACAACAGGCAGTGGCAGAAGGCAAGGGCAAGATACCTGAAGGCACATCCCTTGTGTGTTCAGTGCTTAAAAGAAGGGCATGCGGTGGCAGCAACCGTGGTCGATCATATCAGACCGCACCGTGGTGATCCCGTCCTGTTCTGGGACGAGAAGAACTGGCAGAGTCTGTGCAAGCCCTGTCATGATAAAAAGACATGGAACGAAGATAACAATCCTGAGTATCGGTTCTGACGGAAGAACGTGGGGGTATCTGAATCTCTACAGTCTGAACCGCTGAAGACCGATGGCCCCCTTTGCGTGAATTTTCGCAGAATTAAACAGGGGGGGATATAAAACGGATATGGTAATTTTCGCAGAATGCACTTAAAACACGGCAAAAAGGGGTATTTTCTTTTGCCGGAAAATCAGGAAAAACGCAATATTTAAGGCTGGAAAACAGTGTAAAAAGCATTGTTTTCCGGCCTTTTTTCATGTGCCGGAAGGAGATGAGAAAGGATGACGGACGCACAGGCAAAACAGATCAACGAAATGCGTATGCGTGGTATGGGATATAAAGCCATCGGGATGGCAATCGGGCTGTCCCGAGACATCGTTAGGAATTACTGCAAGAGACACAACCTTGCCGGATACGCCACTGTGGTTTCTAAAAATATGAAGCTCATGGTGGACGGTAAAGAGGTGTGCCACTTCTGCGGTAATCCGATCACGCAGCCGAAGACTGGCAGACCGAGAAGGTTCTGCTGTGAAAAATGCAGGAGGGAATGGTGGAAAGCACATCCCGAAGCAGTACAGAAAAGTGAAAAGGCTTCCTACATGCTTGTATGTGAGCAGTGTGGGAAGTCTTTCATTTCCTATGGAAACAAGAACAGAAAATACTGCGGCCGTGAATGTTATTTCCGGCACAGATTTTTAGCAGAGGAGGATATGGAAGATGCAATTTCAGAGTTATAAAATAGCAGACCTTATCCCGGCTTCCTATAATCCGAGGAAGAAGTTAAAACCGGGTGATAAGGAATATGAAAAAATCAAGAACTCCATTAAAGAGTTCGGGTATGTCGAGCCGATCATCATCAACTCAGACATGACCATTATTGGAGGACACCAGAGAGCCACAGTACTTGCAGACCTCGGATATACGGAAGTGGAATGTATCATGGTCGATATTGACAAGACCAAGGAGAAGGCACTCAATGTTGCCCTCAATAAAATTACGGGTGAGTGGAACAAGGAACTTCTGGCTGACCTCATCAAAGACCTTGAGGATTCAGATTTTGATGTCGGCATCACGGGTTTTGAACCGCCGGAGATTGAACAGCTTTTTAATTCCGTGCATGATAAGAAAATCACGGAAGATGACTTCGATGTGGAAGCGGAGCTTGCAAAGCCGACCGTGGCAAAGACAGGGGATGTATGGCTGCTTGGAAAGCACCGTGTCATCTGCGGCGATTCCATTCTGCCGGAAACCTACGAAAGGCTGATGGATGGACAGAAGGCAAATCTTGTTCTGACTGATCCGCCATACAATGTAAACGTTGAGGAGACGGCAGGCAAGATCAAAAACGACAACATGCCGGATGAGGATTTCTATAAGTTCCTGTTTGCTGCATTTGTAAATATGGAGCAGTCAATGGAACAGGATGCTTCCATTTATGTATTCCATGCGGATACGGAGGGGCTGAATTTCAGAAAGGCATTCAAGGATGCCGGGTTCTATCTTTCCGGGTGCTGCATCTGGAAGAAGAATGCACTGGTTCTTGGAAGAAGCCCGTACCAGTGGCAGCACGAGCCTTGTCTGTTTGGATGGAAGAAAGGTGGGAAGCACCAGTGGTATTCCGACAGGAAGCAGACCACCATCTGGGAATATGACCGACCGAAGGCAAGCAAGGACCATCCGACCATGAAGCCTGTGGCGCTTATGGCATACCCGATCCAGAACTCATGCATGAGCAACTGCATCGTGCTTGATCCGTTCCTTGGTTCCGGCTCTACGCTGATTGCCTGTGAACAGACACACCGTATCTGCTACGGCATCGAACTGGATGAGAAGTTTGTGGATGTGATCGTAAACCGCTACATTGAACAGTGCGGTTCGGATGCGGATGTATTTGTCATCCGTGACGATATGAAAATTTCATATCAGCAATTATGCAGGGGAGGGCAGTATAATGAAACAGATGACCTTCCTTGATTTATGTTCCGGCATCGGCGGCTTCAGGCTTGGTCTTGAAACTGCCGGCCATAAATGCATCGGGTACTGTGAATATGATAAATTTGCAAGAGCCTCATATGAGGCAATGTATGATACGGAAGGAGAGTGGAAAGCTCATGATGTCACAAAACTCAAACCCGAAGATGTCCCCTATGCAGACATCTGGTGCTTCGGATTCCCATGTCAGGACATCTCCGTTGCCGGAAAACAGCGGGGACTGGTCGGAAAAAGAAGTGGAATATATTACAACATTATTGACCTCCTCAAAGGCAAAGAGGAAAGTGCTAAACCCGCATACCTACTTGTTGAGAACGTTAAGAACCTGTTATCGATTAATGCAGGATTCGACTTTGCCTCAGTTCTGTCTGAAATGGACGAAGCAGGGTATGACTGTCGGTGGCAGGTGCTTAACTCCAAAAACTTCGGAGTCCCGCAGAACCGTGAGCGTGTGTTCATTATCGCAAATCTTAGAAGCAGAGGTAGACGAGAAATATTACCTCTCATAGGAGAAAACGCAGTAGCTCTTAACCAGCTTATAGGCGGTATGCAAGGCTACCGTGTTTATGGAACAGACGGTATCTCTGCGCCCCTTGTGGGGAATGCGGGCGGTGTCGGGGCCAAGACAGGGCTTTACTTCATCGACCAGAGCAACCATGATCCGAAGATCACGGATACGGCAAGATGTCTGACTGCCAGATACACAGCCGGGATGACCAATCATTCAGCAATGAACTCAGCCGTGCTGGAAGTCCACCCTGTGCTTACCCCGGAACGGATGGAGAAAAGACAGAACGGCAGAAGGATGAAAGAGGACGGAGAGCCGATGTTCACGCTGACCTCACAGGACAGACATGGTGTGTATGTCTGTGAGAAGGCGGATTCCGTAAAGGTCAGAAATGCAACCAAGGCAGGATACGATGTTGCACATGAAGGTGACGGCATCAATCTTGCTTATCCTGACAGCGTGACCAGACGGGGAAGGGTCGGGAAAGGATGCTCCCAGACTCTGGACTGCTCCGGGCAGATGGGAACGCTCATGAGGGGCGGACGCATCCGAAGGCTGACACCGAGGGAGTGCTTCCGTTTACAGGGATTTTCAGATGAACTGTTTGACCGTGCATCGGCTGTCAATTCCGATGCCCAGTTATATAAACAGGCAGGAAATGCAGTCACGGCAACCGTGGCTTATGCGGTTGCAATGTCACTGCCGGAGTCCAGAAACTGATGATCCATTTTCTTTTGGGATAGTACCATTATTAGCTTGACTATACGGGCATTCAGAGTGATATATGGTACTACCAAAAGGAAAGGAGCACAGCAGAATGGAAATTATTACAAACGCTGAGAACAGAAAATCATTGGTAAAAACCTTATCCGAGCATTTCGGGGAAAGGGCGGTTTACCTTGGACCACCGAGTTTTGCATACCAGATTGGAAGCATTACGGTGGACAGGGAATCAAAGGTCATTTTTGAAGATGACAGCATGGAAGATGAGGTGAGAAGGGTGCTTTTCCAGAACGATGTAACAGTAACGGAAGAAACAGAGGAAACACCGCAGGAAGAAAGCGGAAGTGAGGCAGAAATAAAGATCCCAATCGGGGAAGTGACACCACAGGGAATCATCAACCTGATAAATATGATGCATTCCAAACAGTACCTTATCGACAGGGCTGTCGGAAGGGAGTGCATTCTGGTTACGGACACCCTGACGGATGCACTTGCTGAAAAAAAATTTGAGGATGCTGCATCAGCAGCAGATTTTATTACGGAACACGGTGGATGCAAGGGTGTCACATTTAAAGACGGGAACATTACTTTCACGGGATTTCCGCAGACAGAGAACATGATGGAATACTGCAGACTTGCATCGGCAATGGTAAAAAGGGCTTCCGAACAGAAGCGTGTAAATCCGAAGCAGACCATTGAAGAAAATGAAAAATATTACATGAGGGCATGGCTTGTATCCCTTGGATTCAGCGGAAGCGAAGGAAAAGAAACAAGGGTATTTTTCCTTAAGGGACTGAAAGGGCATACGGCTTTCAGAACCCCGGAAGATGCGGAAAAGTGGAAAGCCAACCGCAGGGCAGAAAGGGGGACAACGGTATGTTCGGAGTAAACAGGCAGACACTGGAAAGACTGAGAAAAGAATATCCTTCGGGAACCAAGGTGGAGCTTATCCGCCTTGATGACCCATACCGAAAGATCCCGTCAGGAACCATCGGAACGGTGGAGTTTGTGGATGATGCGGGACAGCTTCATACATCTTGGGAAGGAAACGGATCACTTGCACTGATTTATGGTGTTGACGAATGGAGAAAGATCAATGGATAAGATAGTAACGGTCTGTTATGGTAAAGAAGAGTCATGGGAGTCGAAGGAAGCTGCGGAGCAGTTCTTCCTTCAGGCCATGATGGGTTCTGACGGCAGTGAAAGGGAACGATATACGAATATTTACATAAAGCTGAAGATGGGGATGACCTTCTGCACGGATGATGAATTTTAAAGGGAGTGAATGAAGTGAGAGAAATCAGACGAAAGCTGATGGCAGTTATGAAAAAGCATCACATGGATATAAAGGAATTTGCTGAAAAGTGTGGTATGGAAGAAGGTCGCATGGAAAGACTGCTCCACGGAAGAGGAAGGCTTATGGAGAAGATCACAAAAGCAGAAAACTTGGCAGAGGATTTATACGGATGCATGCATTCGGCAGTGCTTGATTACGGGGACTACACCGTAGCGGTATGGAATCACTGTTTCAAGGGAAGCATCGCAGAGGTCTACGAGCTGATTGAAACTCCGGCAGAGACAGGGTTTGGAAGATGCGAATGCAGAATTTCCCTCATTGAAAGAAAAGAAGGATTTGAGGATGCTGGCCATGCGATGGCATGGGCACTCAGCAAAGTCAAATAGTTACAGCAAATTTGGAAAAAGGCTTCTTCGGAGGTCTTTTTTTGATGCCATTTTTACGAGGAGGTGAGGACAGTGGCACAGAGAGGAAGAAAACCAAAGCCTACGGCAGTAAAGGTGCTTGAGGGTAATCCGGGCAAGAGAAGCCTCAATACGGGCGAACCAAAGCCTGAGAAAAAGGCCCCGCGCTGTCCGGCATGGCTTGAGGATGAGGCGAAAAAGGAATGGAAGAGGATGGCGAAGCAGCTAGAGCATCTCGGTATCCTGACTGAAATAGATATGGCAGCATTCGCAGGATACTGTCAGGCTTATGCGAGATGGAAAGAAGCAGAGGAGTTCATTACACAGCATGGAACTATTGTAAAGACTCCGAGCGGATACTGGCAGCAGGTACCACAGGTATCCATTGCACAGACCTATCTGAAGATCATGAATAAGTTCTGTGAGCAGTTCGGGCTTACACCTTCTGCGAGAAGCCGTATCGTTACGGACAGCGGGGAAGATAAGCAGAACGATGAAATGGAGCTTCTGCTTGTGAAAGGCGGTGCAGGATAATGTTTGATGAAGCAAAAGCAGACCATGCGGTCAATTTTATAAACTGCCTGAAACACACCAAAGGAAGGTGGAGGGGAGTTCCGTTTGAACTCCTCCCTTGGCAGGATGAGATCATCCGCACCCTTTACGGGACGGTAAAGGAAAACGGGTACAGGCAGTACAACACCTGTTACTGCGAGATACCGAAGAAGAATGGAAAGTCAGAACTGGCAGCAGCCATCGCACTTTATATGACATGCGGTGACGGTGAGTGGGGAGCAGAGGTTTACGGCTGTGCTTCCGACAGGCAGCAGGCTTCCATTGTATTTGATGTTGCGGTGGATATGGTAGACCAGTGTCCGGCACTGAAGAAAAGGATCAAGCCTGTCATGTCAGTGAAAAGGCTTGTATATAAACCGACCAACAGCTTCTATCAGGTGCTGTCGGCAGAGGCGTACACCAAGCATGGTCTGAATGTCCATGCGGTTATCTTTGATGAGCTACATGCACAGCCGAACAGGGAACTGTTCGATGTCATGACCAAAGGTTCCGGCGATGCCAGAACACAGCCCCTGTTCTTTCTGATCACAACAGCAGGGACGGACAGGAATTCTGTGTGTTTTGAACAGCACCAGAAGGCACTGGATATCATTGAGGGAAGAAAAATCGACCCGACCTTCTACCCAGTTATTTACGGGGCATCCGATGAGGATGACTGGTCGAGCGAGGAAGTATGGTACAAAGCCAATCCTTCCCTTGGATACACGATCGATATTGAGAAAGTGCAGAATGCATATATCAGTGCAAAAGAAAATGCAGCAGAGGAGAACGTGTTCCGGCAGCTCCGTCTGAACCAGTGGGTAAAACAGAGCACACGATGGATGCAGATGGATAAGTGGGATGCCTGTTCCTTTGCCGTGAATGAAGAGGAGCTTCTCGGAAGGGAATGCTATGGCGGACTCGACCTTTCAAGTTCCACGGATATCACGGCATTCGTGCTTGTGTTCCCACCAAGGAATGATACAGAGAAATATGTGATCCTTCCGTATTTCTGGATACCAGAGGATAACATGAGACTGCGTGTCCGAAGGGATCATGTCCCGTATGATGTCTGGGCTGCCGAAGGGTACTTAAAGACCACGGAGGGGAATGTCATCCATTATGGATTTATTGAGCAGTTCATTGATGAGCTTGGAAAGAAATTCCATATTAAGGAAATCGCATTTGACCGATGGGGAGCTGTGCAGATGGTGCAGAACCTTGAGGGCATGGGATTCACCGTTGTCCCGTTTGGACAGGGCTATAGGGATATGAGTCCTCCGACAAAGGAACTGATGAAACTGACATTGGAGGAGCGGATTGCACATGGCGGACATAAGGTGCTGCGGTGGATGATGGATAATGTGTTTGTCCGTCAGGACCCAGCAGGGAACATCAAAATGGATAAGGAAAAATCCACGGAGAAGATTGACGGGGCCGTTGCAACCGTTATGGCACTTGACCGTGCAATCAGAAATGAAGGCAGTGACGGAAGTGTATATGATGACAGAGGAATTTTGATATTTTAAAATATGATTTTATGTGCTATAGTTAGTTCCAAGTTTTATAGAAAGGCGGAACTGATATGGAAATATTTGGTGGAAGTGTTCCTACAATTTTTTCACAAACAGAAATAAATGAAGAAAAATCAGAATTAAATTTTCAGAATGAAGATTCTACGGAACAAAAAGAACTTGCAGACCAGGACTTAATTGTAGCAGAGCAGTTAGTGATTGATTCAGAAAAAAGTGATGATACACAAATAAAAAAAGCATGCGATAGAAAGGCAATTCAAACGGCTCAGGAAGCTGTCGAAAAATATCAGAAATCTGTAGTATATGCAGATGAAAGACATGAGATGATAGCTAATGATAAGTTGCATGAAAGTTTGGAGAAAACGCATAATACTAAATTTCAGCAAAGGGAAACAGAGAAAGCGGGTATAAATATTCTTGAGGCAAAAGATATAGATATGTTAAATAATGGTATTACGAAAAAACCAAAAGAAAAATCACCATATAATGCAATACGTTTTTCTAAACAGCAAAATATTACGCATGAAAATGCTAAAAATGCAGTTGCAATTGCTGAAAAAGCTAAAAAGAACTTAGAAAAGAAGATTGAAGATCAGAAACATGAAAAAATTTATGTGGGGAATTTAGAGATAACTTTCGATCTTTAATGTTTATGTAGCCGTGTATGATTCTGTAAAATCATAATCCGGCTGCATGTTTCTGTGCTAAGATATAGGAAAAGCACAGGGAGGCATTTCGTATGCAGGAAGAATTTTTTATGAACAGTATGGAAAAAGACCCGAAACTGAGCGGTGAGCACGGGGCACAGACAAGGAAATCCCTTGCACTGAAAGCAGAAGAGATCCTCGGACTGGATCTGGAAACTGTGGTAGCGGATGATGACCTTATGTATGATTCGCTGATGAAACTGAAACCGCTTGAGAACCCAAAGAAAAATCCAATGCAGAATGCACTGAGGAAATATTATTACTACAGGAATGGGAAAGAGTTCCCAAGACTGAACAATTATCAGAGATGATCAGGAACGGCACTTCTTCGGAGGTGCTTTTTTTGTACCCATTTTTAGGAGGTGTCACATGAGAATTAAGAGTTTATTCGGATTCGGACAGGCGAGGGATAAGCCTGTGGACAAGGCAGCAGATGCAGGATATTCGTTTTTGTTTGGAAGGACAACGAGCGGAAAGCCTGTCAATGAAAGAACTGCAATGCAGACCACGGCAGTATATGCCTGTGTCAGAATCCTTGCGGAGGCAGTCGCATCCTTACCTCTTCATGTATATGAGTATCAGGATGACGGAGGCAAGAAGCTGGTGCATGACCATCCGTTATATTATCTGCTTCATGATGAGCCGAACCCGGAGATGACTTCATTTGTGTTCAGGGAAACGCTGATGAGCCATCTTCTAATATGGGGGAATGCTTATGCCCAGATCATAAGGGACGGGGCGGGAAGGGTGCTCGGACTGTATCCGCTTCTCCCGGACAAGATGGATGTGCAGAGGGATGACAAAGGAAACATCTATTATGTGTATTCCAGAAACAGCGATGAAAACCCCATGTTCAAGGAATACGGCAATATCAGGCTGAAAGCCGAGGATGTGCTTCATATCCCCGGACTGGGATTTGACGGGCTGATCGGATATTCTCCGATTGCGATGGCAAAGAACGCTGTCGGCATGACGCTTGCCTGTGAGGAATACGGGGCGAGTTTCTTTGCAAACGGGGCAAATCCGGGCGGTGTTCTGGAGCATCCGGGTGTCCTGAAAGACCCGTCAAAAGTGCGTGAGTCTTGGAACTCCGTGTACCGTGGAGTGAACAATGCACACAAGATCGCAGTGCTTGAAGAGGGCATGAAGTATCAGCAGATAGGCATCCCGCCGGAAGAGGCACAGTTCCTTGAGACAAGGAAATTCCAGATCAATGAGATTGCAAGGCTTTACAGGATACCGCCCCACATGGTCGGTGACCTTGATAAGTCGAGCTTTTCCAATATAGAGCAGCAGTCCTTGGAGTTCGTAAAATACACGCTTGACCCGTGGGTGATCAGATGGGAGCAGTCCTTACAAAGATCGCTCCTTCTGCCGGGAGAAAAAGGAAAGTATTTTATCAAGCTGAATGTGGACGGACTGCTGAGAGGGGATTACCAGTCAAGAATGAACGGCTATGCGGTCGGAAGGCAGAACGGGTGGTTTTCTGCAAATGATATCCGTGAGATGGAGAACATGAACCCGATCCCTGATGAGGAAGGGGGAAACCTGTATCTGATAAACGGTGCAATGACCAAACTTGCAGACGCAGGAGCTTTTGCCAAGACGGATACGGGGCAGCAGAACACTCCGGCACAGGAAAACAGCGGAAAGAGAGGTAAAGGATGAAGCGGAAGTTTTGGAACTGGATAAGGAATGAAGATGAGAGCGTGCCTGACATGGAAAGGACGCTCTTTTTAAATGGCATGATTTCGGATGAAACGTGGTACGGGGATGAAGTCACCCCGCAGCTTTTCAAGGATGAACTGAATGCCGGAAATGGAAATATCACGGTGTGGATCAATTCACCGGGCGGTGATGTGTTTGCAGCAGCCCAGATCTACAACATGCTCCGTGATTATAAGGGAAGCGTGACGGTCAAGATTGACGGCATTGCAGCCTCAGCGGCATCCGTGATCGCTATGGCAGGAGACACGGTCTGTGTATCCCCGGTGGCAATGATGATGATCCACAATCCCGCAACTATGGCAATGGGTGAGGCAAAGGACATGCAGAAGGCAATCGCCATGCTGAATGAGGTCAAGGAGTCCATCCTGAATGCCTATGAATTCAAGACGGGGCTTACCCGTGCAAGGCTCTCACACATGATGGATGACGAGACTTGGTTCAATGCCAAGAAGGCAGTGGAGCTTGGATTTGCGGATAAGATCCTTTTCGATTCCGATGAGGATGAGAAAAAGAAAAAGCCGGATGAGCCGGAAGAAAAGCCGGAGGAAGGCAGCGATGGTGAGGAAGGGGAAAAAGAGGATGACAAGGACAAGAACGGGAAAAAGAAGCTCCCGTTCCAGCAGGATTCCATGATGTTTTCCACCAAGGCGATGAATGAATCGTTCCTTTCCAAGGTGTCCGACAGGGATGCCATGATACCAGTCAACCAGTTGGAGAAGAGACTGAGTCTCTTAGCACATTAAGGAGGATATGAACTATGAGTAAGATTTTAGAATTAAGAGAAAAGAGAGCGAAGGCATGGGAAGCAGCAAAAGCATTCCTTGATGCCAAGAGAACACAGGAAGGTTTTGTATCCGCAGAGGATGCAGCCACCTATGACAAGATGGAAGCCGATGTCGTAAATCTCGGCAAGGAGATCGAGAGACTGGAAAGACAGGCTGCCATTGATGCAGAGCTTGCAAAGGCAACAAGTACCCCTATCACAAACAAGCCGGATGCCGGGACCGGCGGGGGGACAAAAACAGGAAGGGCAACCGATGAATATAAGAGAGCGTTCTGGAACGGTATGAGAAATAAGATGTCATACGAAGTACAGAACGCTCTTTCCATTGGTACGGATTCCGAGGGCGGATATCTTGTGCCGGATGAGTATGAGAAGAAACTCGTGGAAGCACTGGAAGAGGAAGTGTTCTTCCGTAACCTTGCCACTGTTATCAAGACTTCAAGCGGTGACCGCAAGATTCCTATCGTCACTTCAAAGGGCGAGGCAGCATGGATCGATGAGGGCGGACAGTTCCCTGAATCCGATGACAGCTTCGGACAGACATCCATCAGTGCTTATAAGCTGGCAACCATGATCAAGGTGTCTGACGAACTCTTAAATGACAGCGTGTTCAATATCGAACAGTACATTTCAAGGGAGTTCGGAAGAAGAATCGGTACAAAGGAAGAGGAAGCATTCTTTGTTGGTGACGGCAAGGGAAAACCGACAGGTATTTTCAATGCCACGGGCGGTGCTGAGACAGGGGTGACATCTGCGAATACATCCATCACTTTTGATGATGTCATGGATCTGTATTATTCCCTCCGTGCCCCATACCGTAACAAGGCAGTATGGCTCCTGAATGATTCGACTGTAAAGGCAATCAGAAAACTGAAGGATGGAAACGGAAATTACATCTGGCAGCCGTCCGTAAGGGAAGGAGAGCCGGACAGAATCCTGAACCGTCCTTACCGCACATCCATTTATGTGCCGGAACTTGCAGCCGGAAACCGTGTCATGGCATTCGGTGATTACAGTTACTACTGGATTGCAGACCGTCAGGGCAGAAGTTTCAAGAGACTGAATGAGCTTTATGCTACAACGGGACAGGTCGGATTCCTTGCTTCTGAGCGTGTCGATGGCAAGCTCATCCTTTCCGAGGCAGTAAAGACCCTTGATGTCAAGGCTGCCGGAAAGTAGGTGGGCTGAATGTTCGTAACGCTTGAGGAAGCCAAAGGGTATCTGAGGGTTGATTCGTCAGACGAGGATGATCTCATCTTCCGTCTGATGGAGACATCTGACAGCCTGATAAAGGGTGTGACAAGACGGACTCCGGCAGGACTTAAAAGACATGAAGCGGTTGTCCGCACTGCAGAACTGTATGCCATTGCTTACCTGTATGAGCACAGGGAAGAAGCGGACCACAAGGCCATGACGGAAACACTGAAGTATCTGCTCTTTGGTATCAGGAAGGAGATATTCTGATGATAGAACTCATGCGTGAACGGATCACGATACAGAAAAGCAACACGAAGACGGACAAAGCTGGAAACCATACGGCTGTGTGGGAGGATCATTATCAATGTTTTTCCTATGTGAACAGCCTGTCGGGAAAAGAATACTGGGAAGCAAAACAGGTAAATGCGGAAATGGAGCTTGATTTTGTCATCCGCTACTGCAGTGAGGTGTCAGGTCTTGATACGGAGCATTACCGTATTGTTTTCCGTGGAAATCTCTACAATATTTCCTTTGTCGATAACGTGCAGTATAAGAATAAGACAGTCAAAATAAGGGCTGCCCTGACAAAGAGGTGAGCAGATGGCAGAGAGAAGGACAACGGTTGACGGACTGGCAGATGCAATCATGGAGGGTCTGAAAGAGTATGCCGATCTTGCAACGGATACCGTTAAGGATGCGGTAAAAGATGCATCCAAGACCGTAAAGAAAGAGATACAGGCAAATGCCCCGAAGCGGACAGGAAGGTATAAAAAAAGCTGGACGGTCAAAAAGACAGCGGAAAGTAGCAATTCCCTTACCATGACGGTGCATTCCAAGGACAGATACCAGATCGCACACCTTCTGGAACACGGCCATGCAAAACGTGGAGGCGGCAGGGTAGCCGGAAGGGAGCATATCGCTCCGGCAGAAGAGAAAGGCAATAAGGAACTTCTGCAAAAGATCGAGAGGGGGTTACGGTGATGACACATGAAGAAGTGATGGCACTGATGGAAGAGATCGGTCTTCCGTATGCCTATCATCATTTTGCGGAAGGCGAATCCCCGGAACCGCCCTTTGCAGTATTTCTGTATCCGGGCAGCAGTAATTTCTCTGCAGACGGGAAAGTGTATTTTAAGGCAAATCGTCTGAATATAGAAATTTACACCGATTTGAAAAATATAGAACTGGAACAGCAGACAGAAACCGTGCTTGATGGGCATGGTATTTTTTATGAAAAAAGCGAAGTATGGATCGAATCTGAAAATCTGTATGAGGTGCTTTATCAGATGGAGGTATAGAAGATGGCTAATAAAAAGAATAAAGTCAAATTTAATATCTGCAATGTGCATTATGCACCGATTACGGTTGCAGATGAAGGAAAGGTGAGCTTCGGGACACCCGTTGCAATGCCCGGTGCCGTTTCCATCAGCATGGACCCGACAGGAGAGCCGGAGTCCTTTTATGCGGACGGCATTGAATACTATGTAATCAACAACAATCAGGGATATGACGGGGATCTGGAGCTTGCCATGATCCCGGAAACTTTCCGTACAGATATCCTGAAAGAGGAAGCAGACAGCAACAATGTACTTGTGGAGAATGCAAATTCCGAAACAGGCAGTTTTGCACTGCTTTTTGAGTTTGATGGGGACATCCGCAAGATCCGCCATGTGCTTTATAACTGTTCCGCATCCCGTCCGACCATTGAGTCCAAGACAAATGAGGAAGATAAGGAAGTTCAGACGGAAACTCTGACCATCAAGGCAAGACCTATGGCAGACGGATATGTAAAGGCAAAGACAGGAGATTCCACCACTGATACCGTTTACAATAACTGGTATAAGAGCGTGTATCTTCCAAACAGCACGGCTGCCGAACCGCAGTCTGCAAAAGCAGTAAAGAATATTTCGAAGGAGGTCTAAGCGATGGGAATCAGAAAGGATATAGAAATTGACGGACAGATGGTTGCATTCAAAGCGAGTGCAACCATTCCGAGAATCTACAGGTTAAAGTTCCAGAGGGATATTTATAAGGATCTGGCAGTATTGGAAAAGAGCATCGGGGATGGGAAAGAAGAGTCTTCTAACCTTGATATGTTTTCTCTTGAGATGTTCGAGAATATAGCATTCATCATGGCGAAACATGCTGATCCAACTATTCCTGATACGCCAGAGGAGTGGCTTGATAACTTCAACACATTCTCAATTTATCAGGTTCTTCCACAGCTTATAGAGCTTTGGGGACTGAATGTAAAAACAGATGTGGAAGCTAAAAAAAACTTCGCCCAACAGAGCGTGAAATGACAACACCCCTATTTCTGCTCCGGTGCGTACAGTTAGGACTGTCGATGGCAGACCTTGAACTGCTGTCGATAGGGCTTATCAATGATATGTACAGTGAGAGCCGGAACGATGATTATAAATATGCAGAGCTTGCGACACAGGAAGACTTCGACCGTTTCTAATTGAGAATACAGCCTTTTTCTGTTATACTATCAGCAGAAAAAGGCTGAAAATCAAGAAAAGGACGGTGGTTACAATGATGAAGGTTTCCGGCGATTTTTATGTAAAATGTAATAACTGCGGACACATCACATTTGTAGAAGCGGACAGTCTGGATTATGATACAACTTCAACGGAAAGATCTATGGGTGCTGAAGTAGAATACAATTTTTATGGAGAATTCTGCTGTGAGGGCTGTGGAAGAGATATAGAATATAATATCCGTGGATATGAATATCCTGTCGGTGCATTCAATTATTCAGATTCTGAATGCCACGGTGGAGAGTTTGTGGATGAGCCGAGTGCAGATATAGAATATGAATTTGATGATTACTACAGCGATTATGCATATGAAGAATACATCGAAGCCGATTACATTCTGGAACAGAACCGTGAGCGGATAAGAAATATGACTCCGAGGGAATTTGAGCTGTTTGTCGGCGAGATATTTGAAAGTCTGGGATTTACCGTAAAGATTACCAAGGCAACAAGGGATGGCGGCAGTGATATTATTGCGACAAAGGCTGATCCGATTCCATTTACCCTGATTGTAGAATGCAAGCATTGGGGAGAAAAACATAAGGTGGATGTCAGTGTTGTAAGGAGTCTGTATGGAGTCCAGACAGCAATGCAGGCCAACCAGTCCGTTGTTGTGACATCAACCAAATTTACAAGGGACGCAAGAAAATTTGCAGAAAGCAGAAATACCATGATGCAGTTATGGGATATCGATGATCTTTTGAAATATATGAAGTAAAAATTATAATAATACATAGAACATCTGTCAGGAATGGCAGGTGTTTTTCTTTTGTTACGGAGCAGAAATGCTCCTTTTTTTGTACCAATTTTTAGGAGGAGGTGAGAGGCATGGCGAGCCGTATTCAGGGTATTACCGTTGAAATCGGTGGCGATACAACCAAACTGCAGAACGCCCTGAAAGGCGTGAACGGGCAGATCAAGTCCACCCAGTCACAGCTTAAGGATGTGAACAAGCTGCTGAAACTTGATCCGGGCAATACGGAGCTTCTGGCACAGAAGCATAAACTGCTTGCGGAAGCGGTCAGTGAAACGAAAGAGAAACTGGCTACCTTAAAAACCGCAGCAGAACAGGCGAATACGGCACTTGCCAATGGCGAGATCTCACAGGAGCAGTACGATGCCCTTCAGAGGGAAATCGTGGAAACGGAGCAGGACTTAAAGAATCTGGAAACACAGGCGAACCAGTCCGCAACGGCAGTACAGAAAATCGCAGCAACAGGTGAGAAGTTAAAGACGGTCGGGGATAACATTTCCTCTGCCGGACAGAAGCTCCTCCCGGTAACAGCCGGAGTGACGGCACTGGGCACGGCATCTGTAACGACTGCAGCCAACTTTGAATCTTCCATGTCACAGGTACAGGCAACAATGGGAATCACCAAAGATGCAATGTCAACAGTAAACGGTCAGTCCGTAAATACAATGGATACCCTTTCCAAGCTGGCAAAGAAGATGGGTGCAGAGACGGCTTTTTCTGCATCCGAGTGTGCAGAGGCATTGAATTACCTCGCCCTTGCCGGATACGATACGCAGCAGATGTGTGATACACTGCCGACCGTCCTGAACTTGGCGGCAGCCGGAGACATTGCTCTTGCTGATGCTTCCGATATGGTAACGGATGCAATGTCTGCTCTCGGAATGGGAGTGGATGAAGCGGAAACGATGGTAGACCAGATGGCTAAGACGGCATCTACCACGAACACATCGGTTACACAGCTTGGCGAGGGAATCCTTACCATTGGTGCGACAGCCAAATCCATCAAGGGCGGTACGGCAGAGCTGAATACCGCACTTGGTATTCTTGCAAATAATGGTATCAAGGGAGCAGAAGGCGGTACGCATCTCCGTAATATTATCCTGTCCTTACAGAATCCTACGGATAAGGCAGCCGCCCAGATGGAAGCACTCGGTCTTTCCGTATATGATTCCGAAGGAAACATGCGGTCAATGAATGACATCTTGGGTGACCTTAATAAGAGCATGGATGGAATGACATCTGCTGAGAAATCCAATATCATCAGCACCATTTTCAATAAGACGGACCTTTCTTCCGTAAATGCACTGCTGGCCAATACGGGAGAAACATGGGACAGCTTACAGAAGTCCATCACGGACAGCGGTGGTGCTGCACAGCAGATGGCAGATACACAGCTTGATAACTTACAGGGACAGATCACCATCTTGAAATCTGCACTGGAAGGCCTGGCGATATCTTTCGGTGAGCTTCTGATGCCAGCCATCAAGCAGATTGTCGGAGGGGTGCAGAAGTTCGTTGACTGGCTGAACGGAATGAATGACGGCACGAAGAAGGTCATCATGACGGTGGCACTTCTGGTAGCAGCACTCGGTCCCGTGCTTATCGTGATTGGAAAGGTGATATCTGCGGTCGGCACGATCATGACAGTTGTGCCAAAGATTGCCGGAGTCATCAATACGGTAAAGGGAGCATTTGCAGCACTGAATACCACGATGCTTGCAAATCCAATCACCCTTATCATTGCAGCCATCGCAGCTCTTGTGGCTGCTTTTATTTATCTCTGGAATAACTGTGATGGATTCCGTCAGTTCTGGATCGACCTGTGGGAGAATGTGAAGCAGACAGCCGTTACGGTATGGAATGCAATCAAGGAATTTTTCACACAGGTGTGGGAAGCAATCAAGACCATCTTCTCGACCGTGTTTGAAGTGATAAAGACACTGGTGACCACTTACTTTAATCTGTATAAGACCATTATCCAGACGGTTTTCAATACAGTAAAGACAGTCATCACAACTATCTGGGAAGCAATCAAGGGTGTATTTACTACAGTTTTCAATGTAATAAAAACACTGGTGACAACGTATTTCAATATCTACAAAACGATTATACAGACAGTCCTGACCATTATCCAGACAGTCATTACAACGGTATGGAATACGATAAAAACAGTCATTACCACTGTACTGAATGCAATAAAGACGATTTTCAGCACAGTATGGAATGCAATCAAAACCATTATCAGTGCCGTGGTGGGTGCAATCAAGGGACTGATCACGGGAGATTTTACTGCGGTCAAAAATTCCATTACCACCATAATGAATACGATTAAGAGCACGATCTCCACCATATGGAATACCATCAAGTCGACCATTTCCACGGTGCTTGGTGCAATCAAGGGTGCAGTCACATCCGTATTCTCCGGCATCGTAAATGCAGTGAAGAGTGCAATGGGAAATGTGCTCAGTGCAGTAAAGAGCGGATTTGCCAATGTGAAAAACCATATCACGGGGCTTGCGTCACAGGCATTTACATGGGGCGAGGATTTGGTCATGGGAATCGTAAACGGAATCAAGAGCTGCATCGGTGCAGTCGGGGATGCAGTAAAGAGTGTGGCAGACAAGATCAAGTCATTCCTTCACTTTTCCGTGCCGGATGAAGGACCGCTGACGGATTATGAATCATGGATGCCTGACTTTATGGGAGGTCTTGCCAAGGGTATCGAAAAGAGCCGGGGCATGATCCAGAAGGCGGTAAGCGGTGTATCTTCCGATATGGTGATCAGCCCGAAGGTCAGCAGTATGGAAGGCATGACGGGAACAGGGACGGCGGCACAGCCGGAGGGCATTTCCGGGATGCTTTCTGCAATTACTTCTGCGATTGAAAATATCAGGACGGACAGCGGTGACATCGTCATTCCTGTGTACCTTGGCGGTACAATGCTTGATGAGGTCATTGTTTCGGCACAGCAGAGGGCAAACTTAAGAAGCGGAGGTAGATAAAAATGGCATATATACAATATCTTGTTTTTAATGAAAAGCCTCTGCCTCTGCCGGATTCCTACGATATCGGATTGTCAGATGTCGAAGCTGACTCCGGCGGTGAAACAGAGGCGGGAACCACACAGAGGGATGTAGTAAGGACGGGAGTGGCTGACATTTCCGTCTCTTTTTCCGTGTCCCCGAAGTGGCTCAGACTACTGACGGCATATTCCAAGATGCCGAAGATAGCAGTGAAATATTTTGACACGGAAACACTAGAACTGAAAGATGCAGAAATGTATATTACAGGATTTAAAGCAAAATTAGAAAAGGATACATCTTATAAAGGATTGTGGAGGGTGGATTTTACAGTGAAGGAGTTCTAACGGATGTTTACAGTATGGTAAATGATTTTATTTCTTTTTGATAGGAGGTGTTACATTGTATCCTGTGAGTGAAGCGTTCCTGCAAGCTGTGCAGGAGAACACAAGGGAGTACCGATGGACCGGAAAAATTACGACAGTAAAGGGGATAACGTATGAGTTTGGCCCAGAACAGATTGTAAAAGGCAGCGGCTATATCACAAGGTCATGTTGTGGAAATAATGAGATAGAACTTGGATCAGTGTATGCATCAGAAATGAAGGTGACATTATTTTTGGATGTTGACAGATATTCGTTGGAAAATGCTTGTGTGGAACTTTTTTATTCCATAAAGTTGCCAGACAGAAACTGGGAAAAGATTCCGATGGGAATTTTTGAAATTAGTGAGGCAAATCGCAAAATTAAGATGATTGAACTGGCGGGATATGACTATATGCTCAGGTTTGAAAAATCAGTAGCTATGGATTCATCTAGTGGAACACCGTATGAATTCCTACATTTTGCTTGTGAAAAATGCGGCGTGGAAATGGCTCAGTCGGAAGCAGAGATTGCTGAATTACCGAACGGAACAGAACTGCTTGGAATATATCCAGATGGAAATGTGGAGAGTTATAGGGATTTGATTTATTATGTGGCACAAGTGCTTGGTTGTGTCTGTCAGATTAACAGATCTGGCAAGCTGGAGCTAATAGCTTATGGTAATCAGCCTGTGGCGGAGTTTACAGCAAGACACAGGTTTTCCAGTTCCTATTCAGATTTTGTGACAAAGTATACGGCAGTGTATTCAACAGATGAGGTAAATGCAAAGTCTGAATATTACTGTCTGGATCCGGATGATGGACTTACAATGAATTTGGGAATCAATCCACTTCTGCAGTACGGTATGCAGAAAACGAGAGAGGAAATAATAACGAATATTTTGAATGCCATTTCTGTGGTAAATTATGTTCCTTTTGATTCGGAGACAATCGGTAACCCGGCATTAGATCCGATGGATGTGGTACGATTTTCAGAAGCACATGCGGATGATAAGAAAATTAGTTGTATTACAGGAATTACATGTCGGATTAATGGAAAACAGACATTAAAAGGGGTAGGAAAAAATCCACTTCTTGCATCATCAAAGAGTAAGGCTGACAAGAATATTATTGGACTTTTAAACCAAGTAGAGGTAAGTAAGTTCGTGATTTGTGCTTACGAGAATGCATCAGAGTTTGTTATTGGAGAAGAAGAAATTCGAATTGTGAATGTAACCTTCGCTTCAATTGAGTCTACCAGTGCAGTTTTTTTAGGAAATGTAAACTGCGTGATAAAGGCAGAGGATGAAACAACGATGGAAAGTTACACGGTGAGCCATCAGGTGCCAATGATAGACAGCATTGTTGAATGTGCAGTAGCAATCGTAAAACAGACAGTGAATGGGATATCAGAAGATGAAGGAATATCTATTCCAGAGATTTCCTATGAAATGATTGAGGAATCAGTGGAAGTTCCGGTACCTAGGAAAAAGCATCCAGTTGTCCGATTCAGGTATAAGTTGGATGACATCTGGTTGGAGGATTACACTCCATTGCAGAAAGCTGTGGATGGAGAAAATATTTTTTCTATGCTATATCCACTTGGAATTTTAGGAGCAAACAGCGCAAAACAGTTAGAAGTGTATATGTCTGTTTCCGGGGGGACGGCTACGGTGGCTCCAGCAAACTGTAAAGCAGCAGTATGCGGATCTGGCATTGCAAGCGGATATACCGAATGGGATGGAAAGATTGTGATGGAAGAGCGTATTAATATATTTACAATGGCGGAATCTGCTATGAATATGAAACTGTTGAGTGATTCTGTGGCAATTTCCATGCAGAAAGAAAATGTAAAGGGTTATTCTGCTCGAGTGGCAGTATTTATTATGAAAAATTCAGCTATGTCAATGCAAGGAGTAACTGGAGATACAGAGCTTTTGAAAGAATGAAGGGAGAAGAGGAATGTTAAAAGGCAAAACCAAAATTGAATTGAAGGATGTGCGTACAGGTAATGTGGATGTTGTTGAAAAAGATAACTTGGTGACGAATGCACTCCAGTATATTTTTAATCCGCTTGGATATATTAAGTCAGCGGATCCGATGCTGACGGAAAAGTATGTGAATTTTTATAAAACATTAACTGGGGGTCTGTTGCTTTTAAATAAACCTTTAACCGCTAATGTAGATAATCTGTATCTGCCAAGGAATGTCAAACAGACAGGATGTGCAGTATTTGATAAACAGAACAGTTCGAATCAGACGATTCGTGGCAGTTATAATGCAACAGAGACAGAAATTGATGTTGTAAACCGAAAAATTAAGTATGTGTATGATTTTGATACAGCAGAAGCCAATGGAACGATTGCTGCTGTTGCCCTGACACATGCTTATGGTGGATACGGGAACCGGGGAACGGATACAGATCCAGTGAAGGGACTGTATCCGTTTTTTATAAATATTGGAAGCGGACTTTTGAAATATACTGGAGGCAGCAGTGGTATTAATGCCTATGACAGAACAACTGCCTATACAACATATGGAAATGGATATCGATGGATTATCAAGATTGATGCAGAAAACGACAGTGTGTATTATTTTACAATTATGAGTACAAACTCAGTTAAGATAAGTCGATACAGGGCAAACATCAATACAATTTCAATGTTTGAAAACCCAGGGGCATCGAGGACCCTGCTTGATGAGCAGACCGTTTCTTTAAGTACTGCTATCAATGTACAGTATTTTTCTTACAATTATGAAGAAGAGACGGATAGGCTCTATATTGTGACGGCATCTTCAAATTATGTTTCCAACAACGGAAGTTACATTATTACGGAAGTTGATCTGGCAAACGAAAATGCGGTAAAGCAGTATGTGATGACGAACAAGACTGGAGTATCGGCAAGAATCGGGTACAATCGGTATGACACTTACTGTTATGAAGGGTATATTTACTTTAAAAATAGCAGTCTGAGTGATCATCACTATTATAGGCAGCAGATAGGAAATTCCGCTAATGTAAAACAGCTTCCAGAATCGGCAGCTCTGAGAGCGGTATATCCAATGCTGGCAAGAGATGGAAAGCTTTATCTGGAAAATCCATCGGGGTATTCAGGAACATATGCCCTTTATGTTGTGGACACAGATTCTTTTACGATGAAGTACCCAGAATCCTATGGATTGTATGATTCTAGTTACAGACAGTATGTTCCAGTGAGGGGAGTTCCGATGACTTATTACCTGACAGGTGGATCTGGAAACGGGACGTTTGCTATGAGAACAGACTATCTAGCAACCATTAATAATCTGGATTCGCCTGTTGTCAAGACGGCAGACAAAACTATGAAAGTAACGTATACATTGTCAGAGGAAGAATAGATTTCTATTGATTATAACAATCTGAGTTTTCAGCAACTTTTAAAGTTTCTAAAATTGCAGTTTGTTTTTTTATATTTTTTTCAAGTTGTGTATATGTGAGTTCATGTTTTTCTTCAGATGTTAATGGGCGAATGATAATTGCATTCTCACTATATTCTACTGCAACGGTATCGCCTATGGAAAAACCTATTTTTTCAAGCCATTTTCCTTGCAGTTGAATTTTTGGGACGTAACTGTAGTGATTTCCGAAATAGTGGCTGGCATATTGGATTTTGGTATTTTTCTTCATATTTTTAATCTCCTTTTGGTTATTTTGTTGTAGTCTATTAATCACTCATAAATGCCAAAATAGCAACTTAATTTAATAATTTTTTTGATTAGTGGTTTCTGAAAAGGAGACCACTTTTTTTATGGAAAGAGAGGTAAAGGAAATGAAAGAGTTTTGGAATGCAATTCAGTTTGTATTCGCAGCAATCGGAGGATGGCTAGGGTACTTTCTGGGAGGTTGTGACAGTCTGCTTTATGCACTGATTGTATTCGTGGTCATTGACTACATCACGGGAGTTATGTGTGCAATCAGCGATCAGAAGCTGTCCAGTGCAGTCGGTTTTAAGGGAACCTGCCGTAAGCTGCTGATTTTTCTTATGGTCGGCATCGCAAACATTCTTGATGTATATGTCATCGGGACGGGGAGCGTTTTAAGGACGGCAGCCATTTTCTTCTATATCTCAAATGAAGGGATCTCCCTTCTGGAGAATGCGTCTCATCTGGGACTGTCTGTTCCGGCAAAAATCAAAGCCGTGCTGGAACAGCTTCATGACAGGTCAGAAGAAGACAAAGACAACGGGGAAGGGTAGCACCTTCCCTCTTTTATTACAGAGAATTGGAGGATCATATTATGAGTCAGAAATTTGGAATCGATGTAAGCCACTGGCAGGGCAGTTTTGACTTTGCAAGGGCTAAGAGCAAGGAAGGCGTGGAGTTCGCAATCATCAAAGCCGGAGGTGCTGATGCCGGACTTTATAAGGACAGCCAGTTTGAAGCGAACTATAAGAAATGTGAGGAATGCGGGCTTCCAAAAGGAGCATATTTCTATGGAAATGCCAGAAGTGTGGCAGGTGCCAAGAAAGAGGCAGAATATTTCCTTTCACTGCTTAAGGGAAAGAGGTACGAGTATCCTGTCTTTTATGATGTGGAAGGCAGCATGATCACAAAGAATGACAGGAACACACTGACACAGATTGTAAAGGCATTCTGCTCTGCAGTAGAAGCTGCCGGATACTGGGCCGGCATCTATTCGTCCGAGTCATTTTTCAACAGTGAGATGAATGACGGGGAGCTTACACGTTACAGCCACTGGGTTGCAAGATGGGGTAAGAGCAAGCCGGCCCTGGCAAGCGGTGCAGAGACACAGATCTGGCAGTTCGGCGGTGAGACAAACCTTATCCGAAGCAACAAGATCAACGGACAGTCCTGTGATCAGGATTACTGCTATGTGGATTTTCCTGCAAAGATCAAGGCGGCCGGACTGAATGGTTATGCCAAGGGGAGCAGTACAACTACCCCAGCGAAGAAATCCAATGAGGAGATCGCATCCGAGGTGATTGCCGGAAAGTGGGGCAATGGCACTGAAAGACAGAAACGGCTTTCCCAGGCCGGATACGATTATTCCGCGATCCAGAGCATCGTGAATAAGAAACTCTCCCCATCCAAGAAATCCGTGGATGAGATAGCGAGGGAAGTCATTCATGGTGACTGGGGAAACGGAACGGAGCGTAAGAACAGGATCAGTGCTGCCGGATATGATTATTCCGCAGTACAGAAAAGGGTAAATGAACTTCTGAAATAAGAATAAGGCTGATGGTCTGTAATGGCTGTCAGCCGTATTTTTTTCAGTTTATGCCAAGGAAAGAAAGGTGAAAGGTATCAAAGAAAACACTTGCTATTATTGGCTTTCAGAGTGATATATAGACTACCAAAACGGAAGGAGGTAAGGCTTGTGGAAATTCAGATCAGGGAAGGCCGCAGGAAACAGAAAAGAAAATTGAAAGTCTGTGCATACTGCCGTGTATCGACAGATGCGGATGAACAGGAAAATTCACTGGAAAATCAGGTCAGGCATTATGAAACGGTCATAAAAGCAAATCCAGATTATGAATATGCCGGAGTTTACAGTGACTTTGCCATATCGGGATTTAAAGAAAAGAGATCCGGTCTGCAGAAGATGCTTGCTGATGCAGAAAAAGGTAAGATAGACCTTATACTGACAAAATCAGTATCACGTTTTGCGAGAAACACCTCAATCGTTCTGGAAGCTACACGAAAGCTGAAAGAACTGAATGTAGGTGTTTTTTTTGAACTTCAGAATATCAATACGCTGTCAGGGGAAGGCGAGCTGATGCTTACGATCCTTGCAGCATTCGCACAGGCAGAAAGCGAGAGCGGAAGCGTTGGTGCAAAGATGGTGTACCAGAGAAAGTATGAGTCGGGGATTCCCGTACAGTACCTTGAGCGGTCTTTCGGCTATACGAAAGATGAGAGGGGCATATTTGTTGCTGACGAAGAGGAAGCCGTATGGGTAAGGAAAATCTATGAGATGGCAGCAGACGGATATACTCCCGCAGCAATCAAACGGTACCTGAATGAAAACGGGGTAAAGACCGTGGGCGGTGCAGAATGGATCGACAGCACGGTGTTCCGTCTCATTGAAAATGAAATCTACAAAGGCGATTACATCATGCATAAGCATTTTGTGAATGAAGAGAGAAAGCTAGTCAGGAACAGGGGAGAAGTGGATGCATGGTACATCGAGGATGACCATGAAGCCATTGTTTCCCCTGAACTCTGGCAGAGGGCACAGGACGCATTGGAAGCAAAAAGGGATTATCTTGCGGAAGGTTCGGTGATCGAAGAATTCACGGAAGAAAATTATCCATACATGAACAAGATTTACTGTGCCAAATGCGGATATCCGCTTTATAAACGGATCTACAGTAAAGGTAACAGACTCAACTGGGGATGCAGCGGGATGAAACGGTATGGGAAGTCCTTCTGCAACGGGATCAATATCCCGGACGGTGTGCTTCGGAGTGCATGGCATTTTGAAGAAAACACCTACATTGACGAGCAGGCATCAGATAAGGGCGTGAAGGAATTTTCCTACTTAAAAGAACGCTCATGGAAAAGAAGGCATAAAAAGAAGCAGCCACCGTCAATTCCGGAGAATACCGAAGCAGAGTATCCGTACAGGGAGAAGATCTACTGTGCATTGTGCGGAAGTAGACTTGTAAGGCATGTGGATACCAAAAGCCATAAGGTCACATGGGTATGCAACGGAAGAAAGCGTAAAGGAAAAGACTTCTGCGATGGTACAAGGATTCCCGACACTATCCTGAAGGGATGGGGAGAAATCAAAAAAGATATTTATATTCAGAGAAAGGATGATAAGAATGGCAAGAAGCGTTACAGTTATACCAGCAAGAAACCGTCAGGCATCGGGGCATAGGGCAGCACCGCAAGAGAAGATAAGGGTTGCAGCCTACTGCCGTGTGTCAACGGATCAGGAAGACCAGCTTCACAGTTTTGAAGCTCAGGTCGATTATTATACAAAGTACATCAATGACCATGAAAATTATGAAATGGCCGGCATCTATGCAGATGAGGGTATTTCGGGAACCAATACGAAGAAGAGGGAGCAGTTTAAACGCATGATTGCGGACTGCGAGAAGGGAAAGGTCGACCTTGTCATAACAAAATCCATCAGCCGTTTTGCCAGAAACACGCAGGACTGCCTGATGTATTCCAGAAAGCTGAAGAACCTTGGAATCGGCATTATTTTCGAGAAGGAAAACATCAATACACTGGATTCCACAGGCGAGCTTTTGTTTACCATCTTAAGCTCCCTTGCACAGGATGAATCAAGGAACATTTCAGAGAACTGCAAATGGGGCATCCGCACGAAATTCAAGAACGGTGAGATGCACCTCAATACATTTAAATTCTTGGGGTATGACAAGGATGAGAATGGAAAGCTCATCATCAACAGGGAACAGGCAAAAACAATAAGACGCATCTACAGGGATTTCCTCTGGGGGCTGAATCCTGCGCAGATTGCGAAAGAACTGGAAGAAGAACAGGTGCCGGGATGCCTCGGACAGACCAAGTGGTATGCAAGCACGGTGGTCGGAATCCTGAAACAGGAAAAGCACATGGGTGATGCGTTACTGCAGAAAACTTATACGGCTGATTTCCTTACCAAGCGTCAGGTAAAGAACAATGGGGAAGTGGCACAGGTCTATGTAAAGGACAGCCATAAGGGAATCATTGATAAGGAAACATGGAATGCGGTTCAGGAAGAATTTGACCGTAGGGAGAAATTCATGCAGAAGCGTGGGACAGACCGCTACAGTTACGGCTCGGAATGCTATCCGTTCTGTGAGAAGATCTTCTGCGGGGAATGCGGAAACCTCTTTACAAGACATTCTTGGAAATCAAGGGGAATCGTACAATGGCAGTGTAAGAACCACCGCAAGGATGGAAAAGTTGCATGTACCAACGCTTATGTAGACAATGCCGATCTGGAAAAGGGATTTGTAAAGGCATTCAACCGACTGGTCAGTGAACGGGAAAAGCATATGGAAAGATGGAATGAAATGAAAGCAGACGGGACTCCGCTTGAGAAGATAAGGGCGGTGCAAATGATGGAAGCAACAGAAAACGGACAGCTCCAGAAGTATGTTCCCGAAGCTGCACAGCTTGTCTTGGAAGAAATAACAATATTCGGTGCAAAGAAATATGAGTTCGCATTTCTGGAAGGCAGCAGGGTAAAGGTTTCCGTATGATCATTCGGAAACCTCCCCATCATCATTCAGACCAAATAAGTCAAGCTGGCTGCTCTGAGGTATATCATCATTATTTTCTTCTTCCGGCTCCGGCTCATCAGCTTTCTTCTGTGGCAGCTTATGTGTGTAGAGCTTATCCCACGGAAGAGGGTTACGGCATTTCTTGTTATATCCGATAAGGAGCGCCTCGGCAAATCCAAGGGAGCCGGAACGCCTGTCCTTGGCAGTACGGGACAGTTCCTTAATGGATATTCTTCCAAGTTTTTCCTTGAAAATATCATCCTTGACGGCATCCCCGTAAGCATTCAGGAAGCGTGCCAGTCCGTTCATCATATTTGCACTGAAGGACTGGGATGCACCTTCCCATGTTGCAACGATCAGGCGGATTACATGGTCAAGCATGTGATAGCCGTATTTGTCGTGGATGTTCTCAAGCGTGGCAACGGCACAGATACCGCCCGGAACAGATGAAGAAGTGATGGAGAGGTCATAGGATTCTACAAGATCACGGATGATGAGCTGTTTATCGTTGCCGGCCTCTATGTTTGCCATGAATATTTCATAGGGCAGCAGGGGCTTTACATATTTCATCTGGTTGGCAAAAATGTCTGCTTCGTGTTCATATACGAGGTCATCATAGATCATGCACCATACGGGTGTTTCCCTTGAGCCGGAGACGAGAGCAACGATCTCAATAGTGTGCTGCCCGTTGAATACATAATTGATGCCGTTCCGGCGGCTGACCTTCACTGGATTTATCTGGTACAGGTCGAAATTCGCAGCAGCACGCTGGACATGATGCTGTGAGAGGTTGCGCTGGTATTCCTGATTAGATACAAGGTTTTTTATGGGAATCTGTTCAAAGTGTACTTTGGGAACATACTGCATGAGGTCAGTCTGTTCTGCTGTCTGCTGTTCATCTGTCATTTGAATCCTCCTCCAACTGCTTCAGCAGTCTGTTTATTTTTCGTGTAAGGTTTACAAGCTGTGTTTTGACTTCCTGCCGTGCAGAAGCGGATGTGGAAGGAAAATCAGTAAGCTCCATTGTCCTTGATATGGTCTTGGACCAAGAGGGAATAGTAAATTTAAGGCTTGAAAGTTCGGCATCCGGGTCGGTAACAGGCATCTGTTTGATTCCGGCTTCGGCATTTTCCCTTTCCCGTCTGCGTCTGCGGTAATCCGGCTTTCCTGTCGGAAGTCTCTGCCATCTCAGTTCATGCCGTAACTGGGAGTAGCCGATACGGTCGATAGAACCGCTGTCGAGCAGTCTTTTGAGTCCGTTGATATCTTCGATGGGAAGCCTCGACAGTTCGATGACATTTTCATGGGACACACGGAGACTACCGTTTAATATCCTGTTGGTTATTTCAGGACCTTTGGTGCGGATCTCATCGAGTGCCCTTGCATATACATCATATTTTGTTACGGTGGAAAAACCGAAGTTGTATTCCTTTCCGATAATGGTGGCAATCTCGGTTTTCGGTACATATTTCTGTGATATCTGCCCGTCTGCGTTGGGCTGTTTTTCAGGATGCTCCCTTAAAAAAGCAGCACTGGCAGCATTCATATCCGCACGGAAGAGTCTGCCGATAAGGTACTTTTTATATTCGCCTGTAAGGTCAGTACGTTTGAGCTGCTCTGCACACAGGTAGGCTTCTGCCTCATCACGGCTCTGGAAGATGAGCCTCCGTATGTTGAAACGGATATCCCATTTCTTACAGATGGAATAGCGGAGATGCCCGTCTATGAGGGTGTTGCCCCAGACGCATACGGCATCACGGCAGCCGTGGTCAAAGATATCTTCTTCAAGTTCCTCTATGTATTTTTCATCCCTCGGCTGGATGAGTTCTAAAAATCCGTTGTCGGTTTCAAATTCAGGTGTCTGGCTGTCACTCATACTGTTTCCTCCGTTCTGGCGGAGTCATCCACGAGGACGCATTCTTGCATGGAGAAACTTGCCAGTCCTTCCTTCTGATTTATTGCACCATAGATGCGGTATGATCTGTTGTTGGAAAGCTCCGAGTTGGTCTGCCTTAACGTCTGGAGCAGTTCACGGCTGTATAACTCATAGCTGTTTCTGATGTCGGAATAACATGCCCTGACATGATGTGCTAGATAATCCTGACGGACACTTTTTCTTACGGCAATCATATGGGTGCACGGATTTACCAGAAGCTGGATGTATTCTGGGTCACCGAGCATATGAAGGGTGTGCTTATGTATTCTGATACGGTTTTTCTTTAAATCAATGCATAGGATTGGCTGGGAAGAGGGTTGATTGCTCATAGTGTGTTTCCTCCTTTGGTGGTTCTGCTGTGTTTTGGGTTTCTTCAGACGGCTGCGTATTCTCGGAAATTCCAAAGACTGCATAGCCGTCAAACATGTTGATCTGTAAATTGCTCTGGTGTTCTTCAACAGGGACACCGAACTGGTTCTGCCATTCCGCAGGATATGTCGGGGTGCGGGATATTTTGGTCTTACCATCCTCTTTTTCTGCCCGGACGTATATTTCGGGAGTAGTAAGGTCGAAGACAAATAGGAGTTCATTATCTGACCGTATCAGCTTGCCGAGTAGTTTATAACGGTAGCTTGGATTCCATTCCATCAGGCTTATGACCTTGGCAAAGAAGATACGGCATGTGATCTGCCTTGGGGATCGTTTCTTGGTTGCAGAGCACCAGCGGAAAGAGTCCTTCTCATCTTCCTGACAGGGGCGGACGGCAAGTTTCTTTTCATCCGGGTTCACAAGGATCTGCACAAAATCAGTCTGAGGCAGTTTTTTGATACATGCGGTATTAACAGATACCTTGTTCGCATTAAATGTAAAGGACGGTTCATAGGTGTGGGCGAAGAATTCACCACGCACCACCTGATAACCTTCATAACTGAAGGCATCGTCCTCGATAATCTGTAAGTCCCTTGAAGCGGACTGGGTTATGTTCTCATTGTTTGGCTGTTCATTCATTACGGTTCTCCTTCATGTCAGACATAAGCTGTTCTATGTTTTTCTCTACTTCGTCAGGACTGGTTACCTGTATGTCTGAATCTTTGTATGCAACGGCTTCAGTGGAAATCACTTCCCGGCTGTTGAATCCGGCAAGCTCCTGTGCCTGTGCGTGGCAGTAGTAGTTGCTGCCGAAAGTATCTGCCCAGTCAGGCGGGTAAGCACGGACGTTCTTTTTCTGGTTGTCAGTGAAAGGCTTTACATCCGTCCGGGAATTGGATGTCTGCTGCTCATCGATCACATCATTCGGAATGAAGATCTCTGTTTCTTCCAGATTGAAAAGAAGGACAGCATCGTCTCCGTTTCCACGCTTGATTCCCGTTATGCGGTAACGGCAGTCCGTGTTCCAACCGAGAAGTGCATAGATGGTCGGCATAAAGGCAGTACCGCTGACTGCCCTTGGTATAGAAAGCTCTCCACGTTTCCTTGCCCACTGCATGGCATTCCTGTGGACCTGAGTGGCAGTTCTTACGGCAAAGAGATGTTTGTTTGGGTGGAGCAGAAGTTCTACCAGTGTACTGCTTAATTTTCTTACTGCTGCGGTTGAGAATTTGATATCATTCAGACTGAATGTCACGGTAATACGGTCAGTGCCGTCAAAGAACTGTGAACGTGCAATTTCATATCCGCGCAGGTCAAAATCCCCAGACTGCACCTCAACGGATGAGGCGGACGGAGAAAGCTGTTCCATCTGGTCATACACGCTTAAGGAAGCACTGATATAATCATTTTCCTTAAAGCCGGCCCACCGTGGATTGATGGATACAAATCCTTTCAGTACCCCGTCAGATATAACCTTAAGTTCCGGCAGTATCCCTTTATTTCCATACTTGGCGTTGCTGATGAGACGTTGGACGGCAATGAAATCATCACGGGAGATGATGGCTTCATGATGGTTGCGCTTCCTGTACTGCGGACGGTTCTGCATGTTCTTTTTTGATTTGTGGTTCAGGTAATTCGGTGTATAGGTCTTTCGTGCAAGTACATCACCGCAGTGTCTTTCATTCTGCAGTATCTGAAGAATCGAACCGGGAGACCAGACGGTATTCCCTTTCTTTGTTTCACAGCCCAGTTCCGTCAGGGTATCGGCAATCTCCTGACAGGTGCAGCCGTTTAAGTACATCATAAATATCAGACGCACGATTTTTGCTTCCCCTTCATTGACCACCAGATTTCCATCTTCGTCATGGTCATAACCGAGAAGTGTCGGTGTGAGGAAGATTCCCCTTCGGAAACGCATCTCAATGGAAGCATTCATGATCTCGCTTTTTGTATGGCTTTCTTCCTGTGCGAGGGTAGCCATGAAGGAGAGCACCATTTCGCTTTTCGGGTCAAAGGTATTCAGCCTTTCCGTCTCAAAAAAGACACCGACTGGGTGCGGAAGGGAAAGCAGTTCACGGACATATCCTATGCAGTCCACAACATTTCTGGCAAAACGGGATACGCTCTTGGTAACGATGAGATCGATTTCCCCTTTCTTGCAGTCCTCGATCATCAATTTAAACTGGTCACGGTGCTGTAAGGAAGTGCCGGAGATGCCTTCGTCCGCATAAATCTGTACGAGCTTCCAGTTCGGACTTTTGCTGATGACATCGTGGTAATGGTTTTTTTGTAACTCATAAGAAGAGGTCTGTCTGGGATCGTCTGTGGATACCCTTGCATAGACGGCTACCCTCTGTTCATTTTCAACTGCAAATATATCTTCCTGCGGAAGTGCCGGAATCACATCAAGTTCATCAATGCTGACACCTTTATACCGCTCCCTGATCTTGTTTTTCTGGTCAGCAACAGAGCCGGCCTTCTGTTCATTATCTCTCATGTCTTACCACCTTTTTCTTATGATGTGATTTATTATAAAATTTTCATACGAAAATAAAATAGACCATGCGGACAGGTATATCCGCATAGTCTATTCCAAAGCAAAATTTTATGTGTGAAAATAGTGTGCTACAGCATCTAGGCTTCGTCAGCCGAGATATGCCATCCGTTTTTATGCATGCTGTCAATGCTTGCTTTTACCATTTCATAAATGAAGCGTTTTTCATTTTCCGTACACTCAGCCATCAGCAGATCAAGGTCGGTCTGATAGGCTGTCGGATTGTGGAGCTGGACTCCGGCGAGCAGTTCATCGACCGTTATTCCAAGGGCGTTTACAATTCGGATGATGGATTCAAGGCTTGCCTTGCGTTTGGCATTCTCAATATGGCTTATGTAGGATATGGAGAGTTCCGTCTCCTCCGCAAGCCGTGCCTGTGAAAAATTGTTCTGTTCCCTGACTTCCTTAATGCGGTATCCAATCTGCTTATGATTTACAGACGAAAGTGATTCATTCATAATGTTACCTCCTGTTTCTTTTTCTTACGCAAATAGATTATCTATCAGTGAGTGGTAAAAAGTTATGTAATATAATCAAGCGGAGTGGAGCAATGCCAGATAACAGAATGTAAATATGTGTAGACATTTGTCGAACGATTTTTATTGATGAGCAGTATAAAAGATGCTATGCTGATGGTGGAACTGGACAACATGGAAGTGAAAAAAATCAAGGAAAAACAAGGGATTATAAGAAAAACATATTGAACTGCGGTGTGCTGCTGTTCATATTTTTTTACCCATTATAGTAAAGTACAGTGGAGCAAATTGCTAAAGAGATATAGTTCTAATATTTATTCTGGTTTGCGGTTAAAATAAATGTATCGCAAACCAGAAGAGAGGTGTAATTTACTTGCGTACAGAGGACTATATCCCGAAAAGGGTAAAAGAATTATGCAGCAAGCATAAGGTTTCCAAGTACCGACTCGCACAGCTCACTGATATGTCACAGACAGCTTTAGGGAATATAATCAAGAAAGAGAGCATTCCAACGATACCGACTTTGGAAAGAATCTGTGATGCATTCGGAATTTCACTAGCACAGTTTTTTGCTGGGGACGGCATGAGACCAGATCTGACAGATGAGCAGGAAGAGATATTGGAAACATGGGATAACTTAAATGCTGATGAGCGGAGAATTTTAATGAACTTCGTGAGATCATTGAAGAAATAAGGGGAAGCAGTTCAATTGTATCTGATTGATTGTTTCCCCTTTTTCTATGCACTTTCCACGACAGAAGAAAGCAGTGAGGATACATAATGAGTGTAAAAGATGAGGAGTTCAAAACAAAAATCTATGATCTGATGAACGGAAGCTATAATCTTGAGGAGTACCCGGTTGCGGAAAGCAGTGTGGTAAAAGATGAGTTTGCAGAAGGGGAATACTGTGAAAAGTTATATTCACAGATGCTTGAAGCGTATGAGCGGGTATGCAGAAGACTTGGAAAACTGGACACAGAAGATAAGGATGTGGAGATCATCATATCAAATCTCATGAGTATAGGCAGATATCAGAGCATGAAGATGTTCGATTACGGGGTGCTTTTTACAGAAAAAGAAAATGAACAGTAA